CTTTAAAAACCCCCGTGACTACTGTCAAGAAGATGATGAAACGATTAAAGCTTTAATTCATAGGGATAATATAAGAGATGAATTATATTTCAGAAATTACAAAGACGCTTCTAGATATTTTAATTATCTAAAAGTAACAGTTCCAAAATATGTTGAATTTTATAACGTTTTTTCTTGACAAAACCTATTTAAAATTGCTATAATATACTTACAAATTAGTATATCGGTAAAGCTAGCAACACCGCCGAGCACTAGCAAGGAAAACTCATTGTATTATTAAAAAAATAAGGAGACATACTATGTCATTACAATTTAACACAATCGGATTTATCAACTTCAACAAAGACTACAACAAAGTACTAAAATCAGGTGCTATCACAGTATCATTTACAGCATCAACAAAAAATAAAGATGGTGAATACGAAACACAATATTTTAATGGTTTAATACCTGCTAAACTAGCACAAAAAGCTAAGCAATTCCTAAATAAAGAACTTGTTAAAATTTCAGGTATTGTTTCACCTGCTGATAAAGGTTATGTAAACTTTACGATTTTAGAAATTGAACAATATAAAAAACAAGATAAATCAGACAATACAGATATTGACTTACCATTTTAAAAAGGAGGTGACGGGAGGGTAAAACCTCCCTTATTTTTATGGCAAAAAAGAAAACACTACCAAAAACATTAAAACAAAAAGCGGTATCACTCTTTGCAAGTGAAAAAGAAGAATACGCTTTCTATTTAAAAGAATACAAAGAAAAATACTTGCCTAAAGAATTCAACCAACTTGAATTATTAAATGAATTATGCAATGATGAAATAGATCATTACATGAGTATCACTTCTCGTGGGGATGGTAAGTCATTTAACTATATTTCAGCGGTTGGCTATCTTTGCTACCATTTAAACATGGGGTGCACGTTATTAGTTCGCCACTTTACATTACAAGATAAAATGCGGGAACTTGTTGAAGATATTTTGCAAACCATTGGCTGGTGTAATTTTTCTACTGATTATCACTATCGCTCTACGTCTGATTATTTAATTATCTCTATCGGTGATAAAGACGTCTTTTTAATAACAGACATTAACAACGCTAGCGACCTCAAACAATCTTCAGCCGTTTTGAAAAACTTTCCAATCATGCTATATGATGAATTTTTGACGTTACCTGATGACTATTGTAAAAACGAATATGAGAAAATTCGCACTATCTATAAATCTATTGACCGTATTCAGAACAGACCATATATCAAAACACCTAAAATGATATATCTAGCTAACCCAGTCAATTTTGATAGTCCTCTTCTCCCATCTCTTAAAATCTATAATAAATTACAAACCCAAGAAATTAATACTATCAAACAATATGATAATGTCTTATTAGAGTTAAGGCGAAATGATTCACGTAACGAGGGAAAGAACCTTCGTGCCTTTCCTGATTCTGATGATGCTGACGTTACTGGTGAATTTCAATTTTCTAATCATAAGCTAGTGTCTGAAGAAACCTATTTCAATATTTACAACCATTCGAAATCCATAAAAGTTAAATTAGATGATAGGTTAATGTTGCATATTGTTGCTAAAAATGATAATATAGTATTATCAATTGAAAGAAGTGACAATACTGAACAATACTGTATCAATTTATCAGATGAAACAGAAAAAAGTCAGTATTTAAATGAAAAATACTATAAACAAACGTTTATCAAGAAACATGAAAAAGGCATGTTTTTATATAAAGATAGCTTTTCAAAATCATATATGGAACGTGATAACATGCTCATGCAATTAAATTTGTTCAAGCTTATCCCGTCAGCCAAAGAAGTTACAACTGAAGAAACCTATATCAAAATTAAGGAAAATAATTTCTTAAAAGCGTTAGCTAAAAAATACGAATAATAAAGGAGTCTCTTATCATGCACAATCAAAATGAACTACTTGACTTTTTAAAAAAATTTAAAGGTAAAAAAGTCTCATTATATGCTGATATAGAGACTTTTACTTGTAATAAAATTGAGGGCATGCAACACCCAACAAAATACCACTCTTTTACTTATTCTCTCGCTATCGCTTATTTTGATAATGATAGTGACTTTCCTAAAGTCGCTGTCTTTAATAATTTTTATGATTTCTTTGAAAAAGTGAAAGAAAAGAAAGTCAGAAAATCACTTTCTTTTGACATTATTTTCCATAACGGTGAGAAATTCGATAATCATTTCTTTATTGAAGAAATGCAAAGTTATTACAATTTACCAGTTTATACGGAACACAATAAAAACACAACCAACGCCGCAAACAAAAACGCTAGAAAAATGTCAACAATTGATACTGAAGAAAAAAAACACGGATTGGTTTTGGAAAGCCGTGTAAAATCCTCTAATAACGTATCAGTTAAAGCTTATGTACATGGTCGGTTTATTGAATTCATAGATTCCTTTAAGAAAATGAACACGTCTATCGCCGTTCTCGGCAAAATGCTACTGAATAACAATTTAATAACTGAACAATATCTTAAAACTGATTTTGATTATCAAGTTTTTGATAAAGATGAAGATATTGAAAGAGAAACAGTTAAAACATACGTCAAGCGTTGTTTTGATAGTTTAAACGATAAACAGATGATATATATTAGAAATGACGTTATTATTCTAGCCCTAGGCGTCAAACACTATCAAACTTTATTCTATGGGTTTGACTTTTCAAAAATGACTTTCACCCAAAACATCAAAGAAGAATACGCCAACTATAACAAACTCGCCGAATTTCAGTTACTTAAAACAGATGGGCGCTTTTCTCATTTAAAATTAAACGACTATCAAATCTGTAATATGTCAGGGTTTGACTATTTCCGCTCTTATTATAAAGGCGGACTAAACTTATATAATGATAAGTATATTGGAAAAATAATCAATAAAAACGGTTTTTCAATTGACTTGAATAGCTCATACCCTACAGTTATGTATAAAGAAAAACTTCCCACGTATCTTATCGCCCTAAACGAGAAAAAAGCCACTGTTAACTATGATTATAATAACAATGATATTATGTCATTTTTTACCATGACCATTGAAAACGCTAATAAGTATATACTTTCTAAAATAGAAAGTAAAGTGTTAAGAAATGCCATTGTTAAATATTACAACTCAAAAAACGGACTTGTTTACTATAATACAATATTATTAAGGTTACTCGCAAAAATCACCAAAAAAGAATTTTCTTCCCTACCCGTTGAAAGTTCAGCAACTTTTGAGTGTTACCATTTTGGCGCTCGTGACGTGATAGCACGTAACTATTTTATTAAAACACAAGGGAAAATGAAAAACAAGCTTGATTGCGAAATTGATACAATTGACCCCTTAAATATTAAAATGACTGATGAACCCAAACCAGCAAAATATAATTTTTCTGATGAAATGGTGCAAGGCTCTAAAGTGCTGTTAAATGGTATCTACGGTGTTCCAGCCCTAAGAATACACTTTGACATTTTCAAACGTGTTGGGAATGACTTTGAAAATGTTAAGAACGGTTTTACTAACAAAGAAAGAAATATCGTCTTTTCAGCTGGTGTGACAGCTTTTGCCTTTCATAACCTTTTATCACCGTTACAACACCTTACACCAAAAGAAATAGACAACTATTTCTGGTATGCGGACACAGATAGCCTCTACATGGATAAGAGAGCACTTTACAAGTTTCCAAAATCTATGTTTCATAAAATGAACCTTGGCGGTTGGGATATTGAACATGAAAATATTACAAAATTTTATGCATTCAATCATAAAAAATATTGTCTTTATGATAATGGTATTGTTGTTCGTTGCGGTGGTGTATCTAAAAGCCTTATAAAAGAATGGATACAACACTCTCATGATGACTTTGAATTTTTCGTCAAGTGTTATTTTTCTGACGGAACAATCGTTCCGTCAACTCGTTCTATCAGAAACGAATATAACACGATTTCAATTTATAACACATCAGCTAAACTTGATAAAGGGTTCCCTTACTTTGATAGCTATATCTTACAAAACGAAAAAGAGCTTGAAAAAATAAAATCAAAAATACGTGAGGAGATAGCTAACCAAAATTCCAATGAGCTCCTTTATGTTGAGACACCTTACGGAGCTATCGGAACCAATGAAGTCATACCAAATCAAGAGATTCCAGAAAATAATAATATTCGTGAATTAATCGAAGAATATAACAGCTTTAAAAGACACAATCAAAAGGACTTATTCTAAAATAAGCCCTTTTTTTTCATATAGTAAATTGGTAGAAAAGTCACACCATTCAAGGTTATACCATGCGTTATTTGTCTTGTCATGATCCAAGTGATGAACGGTATTATAATTGTTAGGGTTGGGGATAAACGTTTCCGCCACTAGCCTATAGATGTAAACTGTTTTATATACTCCGTCTTGATATAAGTTTACCCTATAACGTCCACCTTTGTCTTTTCTTTGCTTTAAAAGTTTACCTGTTTTTTTATTCTTAATCAGTCCACCATTTTGAATGAGATAATTAGTAAAATATGGGTGCTCTTTCCACTCAATAGATACAGTTTTCAAAACGGTTGACATCTTTCTCACTAATATTAAGTTCAGGTAAGCCAAATTGGTTTTTTAAAGCCAAAACCGTCTTAATGTCTGCAATGTCTAGACGTTTACCATTAAGACAAGCTCGGTAACCGTAATTGGTATCATAATACAAACAATCATAAGGTTGCTTGTCAGCAACGTTAAAAATAATATCACTCATCTTTTTTCTTCTCCTTTATCATATTTAAAATTTCAGGGTCAACAGTTTTAACTGTTTCTTCTTTAATAGTTGTTTTTTCAATTTGTTCATTGCTAAGCATGTTTTTAAGCTTATCAGGTACAGGAATAAAAACGCTGACATTTTCAAGAATGGAAACAATTTCCATAATTAGATAGTAACCAATAATGTAAGTAGTTAAATCAGTTCCAAGATAAACACTTAAAATAATGGAAACAACAACCACACACCAAATAGTTACCTTTGCAAGTGCACCGTGTTTCATTTTTTTGCTTGAAACATTTTTCTGGTCGTACGCCTTAATGAAACCAGTAACAATATCTAAAATATTACAGGCTAGCAAGTACTGCATTAGTGTACTCATATGTATAGTCCTCCTTTCTTATAATATTATATCATAAAAAAGACCTCTTTAAAAGAGGTCTAATTTTTTATAAACTTTCAAGAATTGCTTTAACTTTAGGGTAAAGGCGTTCAGCTTCACTATTGCGATGAGCAACTGAACTTCCAACACTTGCACGCTCCCAATATTGATAAAAGTTTTGCACACCCTCTTCTACATATTCGCTATTAGTAAGACAAGCTTTTAATATATTAATGTTTGAACCGTCACCATTGAAAGCAAATTCCATTTGACCTTTACACGTCCACCATTCAATATTTTGACCGTTGCACCAATCCACAAGTGCTTTTGCTCGTGGTCCAGTCCATTGCCCTAATCCTAGACCCATCCAATGTTTACCATTTGATAGATAAGCACCCTCATTAAGACTAATGCCATAAAGACCTAAAAAAGCAGACCATGAACCGAAAACATTTTCAACAGTTGGCTCTTCTTGCCATGTTGGACCCTCTGTGGTACCGTCCCAGTAAGCTTTAGCTTCAAAATTAGTCGGGTCAATACCAGACTCATGGGCAAAGTTTCCAAGCATGCCAGCGATACCGTAAGCATTGGCTTCGGGGCAATACTGTTTACAAATCTTTGTGATAAGCTCTACTTTTTCATCTTCAGTCCCCTCGCTTCCAGTAGTTGAGCCTGGTTGTGTAGTGGTTGGTGTATTAGTGCTTTGGTCTGGTTTGGTGCTATCAATACCAGAGTTGACTGCATCTTGTAACGCTTCGTTTAAAGCATTTGCTAATTCTTTTAATGCTTCATCAGATAATTTAACTCTCCACAAATTCATACCTTTTGTTAGTTTTACGACTTTATTGAACATGTATTGTTGTGAGCTTGTATATACATTTTGATTAAAAAGTTTTTTCATTTTGTCTAAAAAATCATTGATAATTGTTTCAAAATCTAATTTAATGTTTTCTTTGGCGTCATCTGGTGGTGTCGGTTCGTTAGGTGTTGTTGAACCGCCAGAACCTTGGGTTGACCCTCCCCAACCGTCATCATCAGAGACAATAGCACCAATGAACCCCATATAACCAGCTTCAGTTATAGCGCCAGTATTTTTATAATGTGCTGGTACCGACGGTGTTCCACCGTCCTGTTGGACAACGTCACCTGCTGGGCTACCCCAATCAGCTACTTTAATAGCAACGTGACCATAAATCAAAGTCGTTTCCCAAAACACGATTGCGCCATTTGGTAGACTATTCCAAATTTCTTTGGATTTAGCGTCATTGCGTGGGTCTCCTGCAACAGTATGCCAGCCAGATGTAGAATAAGCACCAGACGCATAATCATAGTACATGTTTTTAGCACAGTCATCACGAACATAAGTTGAAAGACCAGCCCCAATAGCTTGATTAAGCCCGTCAATTAGTCCGATACATTGATAGCCGAAGCCGTTATTATACCCCTTACCAGAATCAGCCCATGCACGAGCCGTTTCATAAAAATCTTTACATGTTGCCATATTTTTTTCTCCTTTTTATATCATCATCTTACCACAACATTATCTTTCATGTCAACAGAGCCTGCTAGATAGTCATATGAGTGCCACAGTCTAACACCGCCCTCTAAAAGTGAATGTAAAACGTCAAACAAATCTCTGTCCATGTTTGGAATTGCATAGTTTCCAGTAAATTGAACCCAATTGGCATATTTGTTACTATTAATATCGTAAATTACGCACTCGTTTGGTTGACATTCAAAACCGAATTTTCCATAATATCTGCGTAAAATATTCTTACCGTCACCTGTGATTGCACAGTAACGAAGATAAATACCATAATCATCCGTCTTACGTAAGTTAGCATTGGTATAGGTTCCCTCGGTGACAGTTGGTGGTGTGATAGCTTCCTGTTTGAAATCTGCCCTTTGTTTTCGGTAGTAGTCATATTCATTTGTGTACATACCAGCGACATTATTCAATACGTTGCCACCCATAGCGCCTGTGATTGCTTGATAGCCTGCTACAATCCTATCTTGTAATGAATTGCTATTATCTAACGTTCTGTTAACTTTTCCACTTAACAAATTTGATTGTTCGTATTGTCGTTGATAAGCTGTGTTAGCTTTATTAAGTGTATAGTTATTAATCATAACTGGAACATTATCGAATTGTGAAATAACCATTTCATTATCACGGTAGTAGCCTTTTTTATCGAATGTTGTTGCTCCTTGACCGTAGTGTTTTGAATAAACATTAATTTCATTTGTTGCACCGAATACAGCAGACATCACGATTTCATTTTTTGCAAAGATCTTAGAGGTGTCAAATTTAAGGGTGTTACCACGAAAATCAGTTAAATAGACTTCCACACACTCATTACGAAGCATGTACTCTTCCTGTGGGTCTAACCCAAAACGGGATTTAATACTTTCCTTGTCTAAATTAACTGGAATTGTGATCTCGTTCGAATATTTCTTACCTTTCAAACGCCACATTGAAACACCAGCAGATGAGACTTGCTCAAGTTGGTTAACATCGAAAAAAATTGACGGTACACGGATAATTGATTTAACATTTTGCATAATCCAAGGATAATCACTCATCTTATCAGTCCATTCGGTGATAATATCACCTGAACATAAATACAAGTTGATTGGTGTTGAAATACCGTCAAATGTTGATCCGTTAGCCGTTTTCATTTTTGGTGCGTCCTCGTTACCAAACTGTGAAGTATCACCATGAAGCACAACAGCTGACTGAATGATATACATTGTATCTGTGAACACCACCCCACCACCTAAATCTTTAGGTTCATAGAAGTATTTTTCCCCACAAGGTACAATGTCATCATTAGTACGAAGATAAGCCATGTATCTGTTCATAGTTTCAATTGGTAGGTGTTGGCGTTCTACCTCAACATTTTGGAGATTTTGAATGACATCACCTTGAGTGTACGTCATTAGTACATCAATAATTAGAGTTACTTCGGTTGTTCGGTCATTGAGATAATTCATACCAGTAACATAAGCATAGTAGTATTTATTGTCAAATCCGTTTAAAAAACGACAATAGTTATAACCAAGTAGCTCCTCAAACCCTCTTGGTACTTTCAGCTGTGCCCTGTCTCGGCGCATGTTAAAGGGGTATTCAAAGACAATTTTGTGATCATTGTCAAAGTAAGTGTCAAACCAGTTGTCACGCTCAACATCTGAATTAAAATGAACAGTATTTTGCATGTCAGTAAACAATGTGTCTTTATAAAATGTAAAAGATGTTAGTTTCATATATTGTCTCCTTTCTAAAACCATTATATCATAAAAGCCTGACAAAGTCAGGCTAAATGTTAACTATTATAAAACGTGAATGTTGCTTGCTCAACACCATTAGCTGGTGATGTATTTGTGATAATTTTCACGTTTGACTCGTCATATGTTAGGGTGATTGCGCCGTTAGTTAATTTTGATACATTAGCTAACTTTGATACTAAATCAGTTTTTAAATCTCCTACAACAGTTAATTCTGGCTCTCCTTGAACAACTTCAATTGTGTAAGTCGTACGCATTCCAAAAACTTCTTTAAACACATAGTATCCATTTCCACGCGTACCATATGATTGGTGTTGAGGTGTTAGCCCTCCTAATGCTGAAATGGTGTTGCCTTGAATAGTAATTCCATTACCTGCTACTAGTAAATCTTGTTTATTAGCGTATAAATCATCTAAGTCTTCTTTTAACTTAGCTGTTTGAATGTGAGAAGTTGTTTCACCTTGATTGTGTGTAATTGTAACATATTCACTATCTGAAATAAGATTGTCATGTTCCAAAACTTTAACAGGGTCAACGCTCAAATTTGTTGTGTTACCTGTGTGCTCTTTAGTTAAACCATTCCCAACAGTTAAATTATCATGTTCCAAAACTTTCTCTGGGTTGGTGTCTACTTTAGTTTTTTCAGTTGTACCGTTTGCACCGTGGTTAATTGTAATGGTGTTTCGTGTGCTTTCTAACACTTGCTCTTTTTGGACATCGTGTTTGGGGTGTAGAGTTGCGCTGTTTGTTGTTTTATTATTGTTTGTGACTGCTAACAACTCGGTGTTATCTGATGAAATGGTTTTGATGTTGTCTGTTAGATTGTGATATTCTTCAGATTTACCTTTCTTACGGTGAATGTAATTGTGTTGTCCGTCTGATAACAAGTCATTGACGTTGTTTGTGTCAAAATCTTGATTATTGATAGTTTTAACGTTTGTAATTCCTCTTACTAATTTTTTTGCCATGATATTTTTCCTTTCTTATTTTATTATATCATAAAAATATTTTTAAGTTAAGAGAATGGGCTTTCCTGTTTCCAATGTCCGCCCTGTCTTCTCCTTGTTTGTCCTTTGTTGGTTTGTCCAATAGTAGCAACCTGTTCAATTCCTACATCGTTCCAATTGCCAGACGTACGGATAAAAGTAGATAACTTAAGCTCTTGCACACTTTTCCATTCACCATTTTTCCTGATGCCGTTTGGTTTGTAAGTTGGGATAACATTTGTTACTGTGCCACCTACAAAAACTTCACACTCGTCACTCACAACAGCACTAGATAGCCAATGGAATGCTTTAATTTCTGGGATTGTTATTTCACCATTTGGCGGAATATGATAATGTTGTGTTGGTTGTGTGGCTACTGTTACATAACCACTATCAAAAGATGCTGCAATATCATCACTATGTTGCCAAGCAATTGTTCCGTCACCTTTATATAAGGTTTTATTAATGTTGTAACCTACTGGAGCTGTTGAAAAACGTGAATAAGCTCTTACAGATTGAATACCACCATAATCAAAATCAATAGACAAGTCATCATTTACAGTTACATTTGAAAGCGCTAACTTTGCTTCAATTCTATAGGCCGAAACATTGTGACCTGCTGGATAGAAGTTGTTATATTCAATAAATACATCATTATCTGATGATTGTACTGCTGACAAATCTGAACCTTGAATTATGTTAGGTCTAATCTTAAATCTTAGATTAGCCATTCAATCACCCCCTTACACCAATTGTTACATCATTTTCAGATTGTTCTTTATGTGTTCGGATAAGTGATGAACCGTCAGCAACTCCGCCATACAAATTGATATTACCTGATGCGATGTGGTTATTGATATTGAAGTTATTAATATCATTGCTTGTGGCGTTTCCACCCTCAAATAAGTTATTAACAATTTTTTGAAGTGCTGTTTTTAGCTGTGAAATTTCCTGTTTTAATTGGTTGACTTCGCTATTATTTGAATTCTTGTAATCGTTAAATTCTTGACGTAAGTTATTAATGGCCTGTGTTAATTCATTTTTAACATTGTCAATTTTTTGATTCAGTTGATTGTCTGCATCGGTTCTATCACTAATTTCTTTATTAAGCTTATCAGCAATTGCTTGAAGTAAGGGGAGATAGTCAGGCGCATAAAGCCCACTTGACAAACATGAAATAGTGTTAACTAAACTGTATTCATGACCGTCAAAACTAATAGCTTTCTTATAAGTTGAAAGAATAACATCAGCTTTTAAAATAATGTCATCGTGCCAAGTGTGGCAAGTGTTACCCTCATCAATCCAGTCATTGATTTTAGTCATATCAATGCATGGTGTGTCTTCTACTTTGATGTTCCTACGTGCCACACGGTTTAAAAGATCAACAATAGACCTAATAAGGTGATTAAAATTTGACAAATAATCATAGTATGAAGGGGCGTTTGTGTTATAGTCACGGCGGTCATCATACCATGGTTGCCAATGTCCTTCTAAAGTGAATGGGTAGTGAGGGGCTGAATATGGTTTATTTTCTTCAAAATCAATTTTGTTATTGTTTTCCATTTTTGTGTTCCTTTCTACATCATTTGAGAGAATAATAATCTGTCAAGGTCGTTAAATAGGTCGTCATGATAGGCTTGTAATTCTGACAATCTAGCAACATCATAACTGATAGTGTCATTTGTTTGTGTTGTATTTTGAGCCGTAGTGTTAGTAGCTCTTGACTTTGAATGTGCTGTAGTGTCGGCGTAGTCATAGGTGTCTTTATCAAGAGATAAATCAGTATTATCTTGTGGTAAGGTAACGGCAAGATTATTATCTCGTGTTAGTGATTCGCCTTGTGAATTAGAGTTCCCACTAGCGTTAGATAATGAATATCCCTGTAGATACTTGTTAGCGTTTGTATAATAATCTGTGATGATTTCTTTCACACCACGAAGATAAGCGACTAGTTTCCAGTTAAACAGCTCATATGTTTGAAATTTTATAGTACGTGATAAGAAACGTGTTAAGAATTCCTGTTCAAAACGATTTCTAGGTGTTTCATCTAAGAAGTCAATACCATAAAAAATTGTATTCCTGCAAACGTTCTTAACTTCCTCATCATAGTCAATGACTTTATGAGTGAATTGAAGTTCAGGATTAAAATAAATAATTTGGTGATTTCGTAAGAAATCGCTGTAAATGTTGTTATATGTTGAATAAATAATGTCATATAATCGTGTTGTTGTCTTCATTAAATACCCCCATCTAAGATTTGAACTTTTTCAAGACTTGATAGCTCGCTAGCGATTTCATCCCTAAAGCTTGCTTTTAATTTTGTTTTGAATTTATCATTATAATGTGATAACTTTTCATTTCTAGCTTGAAGATAAATTCCAGCGTTAGCTTTCTGATAAGCTTTATTGCTTTCTGCTTCAGATTGTGATACACCGCTTTCTTTATCTACAGCAAGAGAAGTCAACCCCAAAATGTTATTAAGTTCAGCAATGTTATTTTGGTATTCTCGTTTTAGTTCAGGTAAAGCACTAATAAGTCCTTGACCCTCGTTAATGGATAAAATGCTTTCGTCTGGGTCAAAAAATTTCGTTGTTTTAATAAATGGAGCTCCGTTGTATAAATCTTGCGTAATTTGTTCAACGTCTTCATCGTTGGCTTCTCCACGGATAACCGTAGAGATTTTAGCTTGCATGTAAATGCTAAAGCGTGACATAGCTATTTCTGCGATGCGTTCGCTGTATGTTTCAATGATGTTAAAGTCGTTAGTTAGTTGTATAGGCTTATTCCATAATACAACAAAATTACCTGTTTCATAACCATCATGGTAAGTGATTTCTTTGTAAAATTTTTCTTTAATTTTGTTTGAGATGAAAAAATTAATATCTTCACCTGTCAAAGGTCGAGTGCCGTAAGTTTGAATGTTTGAAAGTGTGTTAGATTGGTTTACAGTTCCTAAAAGCATAGTGCCTTTTTCAGTTTGTCCGATGGCAACGCCGTAGCCCTGCCTAAGCCATACTTCCAATTGAATGGGGTCAATCAAAACGTTTTTATCGTCTAAGCCCTCATAAGAAATAACTGAAGGAAGGAATTCAACATAACGATTTTTAAAAAACTGGAAAAAGTTATTTCTTTGAGTGACTACCCTCATTTTAACCTTTTCGGATAAGCTCTGTTCAATATTTGAATAGAAATTGTTCATGGTTCTACCTTTCTTAAATAAAATAAAAGCATGGGCGAACCCATGCAAGTAGGCTATTCGCCTTGAATAACAACTTTATTGTAGAATGGTGAAATGGCTTTAAATGAATAATAGTGAATCCAGTATGTTACTTCATCAAATTCACCGTTATAAAATGGTTGTTTCAACATTCCTCTAGTGTAGCGTTTGTAACGGATAGCACGAGCATCCAGCACCATTGCAAACAAGTCAGATTCAGGTTTGATTTCTTCAAGTTTTTCTGTGATGACGTCAGATACGTCATATGTGAATACGTAACCTTTTGGAATCGTGTCGCCAACTTGGACTTGGTAATCACCGAAAAGTTGTAATTTGTTAAGGATTTGTTGGGTTACAGTAATATCTGCTGTAGTTCGGTAAGCACCGCCTAAATCATCAAATGAAATAATGATCTTAGATAGGTCAATTCCTTCGGTATGGAATGTGTTAGCTAGGAATGTGTTAAGTAAATAGCGTTTAACCTTATCTGTTGTAATGATAATCATGTCTGATAATTTTGTGTTTGTTGTGAAGCGACCTAGGGCACCGCCTGAAGCAGTAGATGCTTCGTTATGTTTAGCGCTGTTGTTTTGTAAGTTTAGAATAGCTTCAGAAAGTGTTTCAAACAATTCTTCCATGCTTGTTACGGTGCGTTTGTCAGCAACGTGATTAAGTCCATAATCAACTAACATAGCTTTTACTTCAGATTCTTCAGCGACATTGATATCGGTGATTTTCTTGCGGTAAACAGAAACGGCGTAAGTTATAGCGTCTCCGATTGTAAGGAAGTTTAGACGTGTATCATTGTTGTTAAGTGTGAATTTGAGTTTTTTCAAAATCCCTTGACCGTAAAGTTTTGTAGCCATTTTTGGATAGTTACGTTTTAGCATAAGTTCAGCATTCTTAGATAGGTCAAGTTCGATTGGTACACTATCAAGAATAACATATTCTTCAGAGTATTGCCCGATAAAGTCAACTTCTTTTGCAAGCCAGTCAAAACGGTTTCCAAGAATTGATTCAATGATAAGTGTTTCATTTAGTTTAGGGAAAAGATATTTATTGACATATGTTTCAAATTCTTTTCCTTGACTTGTCCAGTTAGTTCCAAAAGTCCAAGCGTGTCCTGTTTCTGTGTTATGTGTAATAAGAGAAGTTTGGACTGCTTCAGCAAGTTTGTCTGCCATTAGTTAGCACCTCCGATATTAAATAGTTTTGATTCGTAAGCGTCACGCCCTTGCGGAGCGATTGACATTGATTCATTCAATTCATTGGATTTTGATAGTTTTTCCATTCCAAAATCACCGCCTGAATTAAATGTTTTAGCTGTTCCTTCAATTGGTTCCATGTTTTATTTTTTCCTTTCTATATTAAGCGTTAAGAAGTTTTTGAATTTCGTCAACTGATTCAACTTCAGTTTCTTCATCTTTTGGCTTGTCTTCTTCTTTTGACTGGTCATCATCTTTCTTTTCTGTTGATGATTGTTCAATCATTGATAGACGTGCCATGATTTCTTCTAGAGTTGAATTTAGCTCATCTTTTGAATTGATTTCCATTTTTTAACTCCTTTCTAAACATAAATATAGTACAATATAATAAACCATACTATCATGTGTTACTTAATTATCTGTTGATATTGTACTATTTTTATAGTTTAATTATATACAAAAAAAGAACCTATGTCAATAGGTTCATTTAAATAATTCAATTGTGTTTACCTCAGAAATTGAAATATCTGATATGCCAGCTTTAGCATTTAATTTTGAGAATAATGGGTTTAATTGATAGCTTGAGCATTCTTTTTCGTTATAATGTCCAGCGTTCCAATCATACCACTTGACTTTGTATGTTTTTGGCATTTTTTAACTCCTTATTTAAAGATTGTAATTGAAAGGATAAACAGAGAAATGTGAAAGATAAACATAGGTAGCATTTTTTTGACTCCTTATTTAATTAAAGAAATGTGAATGTTATCGATTGAACAATGTTTACTTAGATTGTTGACAGTCATCATGCATGTTTCAAAGTACATGAATTGGGCTTCAATTTGTTCAACACCGTCAGTAGTTAATAAGTTATATGTTAGTTTCCATTTTTTATTGTTCATTGTTGATTACCTCTACACTAAAATTATATGCTTTTTCATCTGTCAACATTTTAATAAATGATGATAATTGCTTTTCATCTTTTGCATCCATAGTATAACAATAAATATCGTTTGGGATTGAATAGTAGATTTTGTATTTCATCATGTTGTTTACCAACTTTCATTATTTCTTATTTACATTTATATTATACTGTTTATGTGACGGTGAGTCAAGTAAAAATAACATGTAAATGTTTTCAGAAAACAGTTTCATGGTTTGTTATTTTATACAGTTGTATTCATGTAGTTATATTGTATGAAAGTAACTGTGAAAGCTTATTTTCATTGTATAAGCACATGGTTATATATTTGTCAAGTAAAATAATTATGCATTTTTACTGTATAATTGTATGAAAGTCGCTTACATGAAATTGAAAGTGTTTTCATGAAAGTGGGGGGTAGGGTGAAAAAAAATGCACATATACC